CATGACCACATTGGATTTTCGGATCGCACACGATTTTGTAGCCTAACTGTCTTGCTCTCCAACAGAAACTTAAATCTTCGCCTACTCCATTGATAGGTGCAAATATATTGCCGTATTCTGTAAAGACTTCAAGCAAGACTCTTGTAGGAACTAAAACACATCCGAAACCGCACCCAGCGACTTCAAAGATTTTATCTTCTGGATAGTCGATATAGTCATGCCATTCGCATTTGTCATCGGTGATTTCCAATTTGTCCAAGAGGACAGGATGGTATGGAATCACCCTTCGGTAATAGACCCCTGTGATGATGTCACCCTTTTCCCTGTCCTCTACAAGCCTTTCCAAAAGATCAGACGGAAAAACCATGTCTGAATCCAACCATAGCACATAGTCCGCTTCAGCTTTGATCGCATTGAACGCTAGTGAATTTCGTGAGTTATAGATTAAGCTTCCCATCTGAAAAGCAATCACACAATCATCGACTCTGTTCAAAGTAGCCAAAGATTGAGCGAACTGTGATGGAACTTGATCCATGCAAGGAACAGCTATGAGGATTTTCATGGTTTTCCCTTTCCTCTCTTAATTATTTCTTGATCTTAACGAAGGAGTCCGGTGCAACGATGCCGAGTGCGACATACTGTCTGCCCATGACTTCGATCAGATCCTGTTTCTTCAGCGTGAGGTCATCAAACTTGAATTCAATACCATCGCCTTCCGGGTAGTTTGCTAAAGCACCGTGACCGAGGTCACCAACAATAGCGTAGGTGTCGCCTGTTGATGCGGCAGAGAACGCTTTGACCGTGTTGTTGAACACGACAGGCAGATCCTCAAAGATGTCGGCATTGAAGTTTCCATCATACTGTGCAGACTTGAACGCACCCCAGGTAGCCTTGTTCATGATAACAACAGGATTTGCAGCTTCATCGCTTAACAGAGCCATAGCAGATGCGATAGTTCCCTGTCCGATTGTGGCAGCCGTTAAAGCTGGAACACCAACAGCGGTAGCTGTTGAAGCCGTTCCTGCTGCTTCGATCAATGCAACGATCTGGTCGGCAGCTTTCTTCGCAATTCTGTATGCGAGTTCATCATAGACATATCTCAAGAAGGCTTCGCCTCTTAATCCGTAGACTTCATCGCTGATCTGTAATACTTTCTTAATGCTCTGCGGAACGAGGTTTACTACACCGAGAACAAGGTTCTCTGGTGAAATGGCGTTTCCGCCTTCGGTGTGGATGACAGCACCATCGCCGGAGATTTCGAAACCGACCTTCAGATTGCCCTTCAGATAGGACTTTCTGACAAGGTTCATGATTCCTTCTCTTTCCCAAGCGGTCTTTACGATTTCGTAAACGAATTCTGGTACAGGAACAGTTCCACCGTTGACATTCTCTGTCAGCAATGCTCTGCATTCTGCATCTCTGCCGGATTTGATGTATTCAGCGAATGCATCAATATACTCTTTGCTGTTTCTTACTTCCATATTGGTCATCTTTCTCTCCTTAATTTCCTCTACAGGTTCGGTGATCTTTAAGGCTTCTTCCATTTCCTTTTTTCTCTGTTCGACTTCTTCAAGGATCTGTGCTTTTCTCTTTTCAAGTTCCTCGACTTCTGCCGTAAGAGAATCGATGTCGGCATCTTCGGATTTCAACAGTTCTTCGATTTCTGCCGATCTCTGTTCGATGTCGGACATCTGCATTTCTTTAATTTCCATGTTTAGTCCTTTCTCAATGCTTTCAGCCGTTCTGACAGACTCTCCTTCTGCTCCGCTAACTTCCTCGCTTCTTCTTCAGCACGAAGTCTCTCCGCTTCGATCTCTGCGATCGCTCCGTCACAATGGGATCTCGCTGAAATTTCAGTAAAGTCATTAGCCGGTATTGAAACCGCTGAAACATCATAAAGTTTGCCGATGGCTTTAATGGTTCTTAAATAGCCATAATCAGCTTCGGCAAGTTCGTCATCGGTAACAGTAAAACCGAATGACATTTTGTTGATATAGCCACCTTTGATTTCTTCGTAAAGGTTTCTACCGTTTGCTGTACCGCCTAAATAGGCTTCAACAAAAAGACCGTGGTCATCCACAGTCAATTTCAATGTTTCGTTAGATAAACGAGCAAAGACAATTCCTTCGTGATCAAACTGCATGATGGTGTCCGATCTGTCGGTATTGTCAAATGCGTTTCTCGATACCTGTTCTTTGACAACCTTTCCATCTCCGATGCTGTATAAGGTATAAGGCTCATCGAATGTGGTGGCATATCCGCTCACCATGTAGTCGGTATCTTCTGCTTCTCTAACTTCAAGAAGCATTTTTCTATACTCTCTGCCCTGTTCAATTTTCTTCTTGATTGCTTCCGTCATCTTGCACCTCGTTTTCATCTATAGGCTTGTATTCGCCTCTGATATATGCGACATCTCCGTTCGGTAGCGGAGCGTAGTTGAATAATTCTCTGATTTCGTTAATTGTGAGGATTCCCCTATCACCCAGGTCTCTTGCTACAGTCACTTTTGCTGTCTGTGACATATATTGCAATCGGTTCGCATTGACATACACATGATTGCCAAAAGAACGCTCACGCTCGCTGTAAATGGCTTTAGATAAGGCTTCCGACAATGCGATGGCGAACGGCTCGATCGCTGAGTTAAAGAACGCATCGAGAGCATCCGAATCGGCTTTGCCTTGGATCACATCTTCGTTGATGCCGAAGTAATCAAAGACATTATCCTTGATCAATTGCATCTGCTTCTCATCAGGTGTATAAGGTGAATTCTCTAACTGTTTGATGTCTGTATAGGTATTAGGGAATAACAGCAAACCACCGTTACCGTTCTCTGCTTTCAAATTCTCTCTTGAGAATCTCTGTCTCTCTTCTGCCAAGTCCTCTGGCGAAGTAAAATTGCTAACTCTTGCCATGAACCTATACGAAGCAGAATTTTTGACGGCTTCCTCGATTCCCTGTTCGTTGATGGCGATTAAGTCCATTGTTGACTTTAAAGCATGATTAGACTCACCGAAGAAATCACTCTTGAATTGGTGTTTGTTCAAATAAGCACATCTGTCGAACTCAACGATCCCTATTTGATTATTTAGAAATCTGTACTGTAACCATAATTTGCCTTTTTTATCCTCAACGAGTTTCACACGCTCCGGCAAGACAGGAAAGAACCCTATCGTCTGCAAATACTCATCCTGGACAGGAACAATAAAAAGATTGTTGGTGCAATCCAAGATAGTCGAGCAACGAGCCAAAAACTGAGGATAGGTCATCCAATCGTTTGGCTTGTGTTTCATTTTCGCTTTTAAATTTGGCTGTGCTTCGCCTTGTAATTCGACTTTTAACTTTGAGATATGTCTCGCTTTTGCTTCGATCGCTGACCTTACAAGTGCCGATTCATACACAGAACCGATGTGATCGTGAAAGATCGGTTCATAAGCCGTTAATAGTTTGAATTGTTCTGTATTTTTAAGTTTTACAGGCTCATCTTTCGGAAAGAGCCAATCAAAAAGACCCATCACGATCTCCTTTCGTTAGTTAGTTGTCTGCCGATTTCGTTCCAATATTTATCTCTCATGCACATTGCATCCAAAAAGGATGCCATGCCATCGATGTGCTGTCTTGGTTCGACTTTGACCAATTGGCAGCGTTCGTTCTCAGCGTTTATCTTTAGTGCTGAGTTATAGAAATGCACTCTTAATAGATCGTTATCACCGATATCTATTTTTCCGTCTTTCATGTAGCCTTCCGTGGTACGGATGATGCCTGATAAGTTAGTGCCTTGATAAACATCATCTACATGGAAGCCATAATTCTTTAAATCTGAAATAAGATACTGTGCAGAGTAGCGGTCATATCCAATCTTCAAAACGTATATTCTGTACTTTTCTATCAGTTCTCTGCACCAATTGAAGATATCTTGATAGTCGATGAAATTTTCACCGCTTGGATATAGGAATCCTCGCTGAATGTACGCTTTATACGGAAGTCCATCTCTAGCCGTGGCTTCCTCTATTTTGTTTGCAGGTAAGTAGAATCTCGCAAAAGTGTGAATGATGCCATCTCTTTCGATCAGCAACACCGCACAGCTCAAGTCCGTTGTGCGAGACAAATCGATGCCCATGACGGCATAACATCCATTGAAATCGTTCAGATCCAAAGGATTATGCACGCATTTCTCTATGGTTTGTGCATCCAACCACGCTACAGAGGAATTCTGCTTGATGTTGCAATATTTAGTTAGGAACTCGGCTTTCTTGGACAGAGATCCTTCTGCGATGGCGATTTCCTCTAGCATATAGTCAACCGAAACACTTACACCCAGGTTCGGCATCGCCTTTTTAAGTTCGTTAATATCGTTCCATTTGTTTACATCGTCTATTTGGTAAATAAACGGAGCAAGCCTTGTTTCTTTCGATGTTCCGTTTAAGACAGCCGTTGACCGCTTCATCAGTTCATCATAGATGCCGTCAACATAGTTTGCCGTTGTGATCGACAGGATCATCGGCTGTTTCCTTGCACCCAAGGCTGACTTTAATACTTCGTACTGTTTTATGCCTTGGTCTCCCTGCCATGCTGCCAATTCATCGCAAATGACTAGATGAGGATTCAGACCATCAGACTTTTTAGCGTTGAACGCTAAAGGTTGAATAGAAGTGTTCGTAGACTCGATATAGACATCAGTTCTTCGCTTTTTGGCTAGATCGTTTAATTCCGGTTCTGCCTTGGTCATCTGATAAAAGGCATCGTAGCAGATTCTCGCCTGGTCTAACTTCGGTGCGACAAAATATATCCTTGCTCCGTATTCACCATCAAGGAAAGCCATGTACGAGCTTATGGCTGATGCTAAAAGTGACTTACCGCACTTTCTGCCCATGATGAGACAGATTTCACGGAACTGTCTAAGTCCGTTCTTATCAACGATACCGAAGATAATGGACAAGTCGGCTTTCTGCCAAAGTTCAAGTTTTAGCAAACCTGGAGCTAATTCGCCTTCGTGGTGGTGGCAGAAATTCTCAATGTACTTAATAGCCTTGTTAGCTTTCTTTTGGTCAAAATAAAAGGACTTCTTTTCTAGTCCTTTTACGATATATTCATACCATTTGGTTATATTCTTGCCTTCGATGTCTGTTCCGTCTTTGATTCGTTGGTATCTCTCAAGAATGTAGTTATTCATTCATCATAGCTTCCAATTTTGATTTGTTCTGCTGTTTTGGAAGCATACCTTCCAATCTTGAGTTAATCATGTTGTAAGACTTTACTAGAGCATTGTATGATTGAAGGTTTGCTGACTGTTTCTTGCCGAATTGGTTGTTTCCGTTCCGATACTCGTCAGTAAATCCTTCGGATGCGATGATCTGCTGCAGAGACTCCATCTGCTGTTCAATGAACACCATGTTTTCGATCAAAGGATAAGCCAAAGCCATCTTTTCTGAAGATAATGGTGCGTATATCTGTTTAAGTTCCTCAATTCTAGAGGATGTCTTGCTATCTTTTTTCATGTTTGTTTTACACCCCCTTTGTGAGGCTAAAATCGGTTTTTTTAAACCTCGGCAATCGGTGGTCAGCGACCTCTCTTCAAATCCGCATATGGGGGATCACTCAAGAGGTGTCACTCGACCATACTCATCAACTGTGTACCGTCTCGCTCTGCCGTGCATCTTATCGTGACATCTGTTACACAACGCCATAAGATTGCTGAACGATAATGCTACACTTGGATCGTTCACGTTCTGCGGTGTCAGCTTCTTTATGTGATGCACATCATCTGCCGGAACTATCTTCCCATTCTTCAAGCATTCCTCGCAGAGATATCCTACTGACTTCTTGTATGCTTCCCTGCATCGTTTCCATTGCCTAGAACTATAGAACTCTTTAATTGTCATAATTGTTTGCAGACAAGCCCAGGTGCGGCTGAAAGGGAAAGGCAACGACCGCACCGCTTATCTGTCTGAATAGTTATAAAAAAAGCGAGGTTAGGTATTCCTCGCAATTTTCTACATTATCATTTTAACTTGTTTATTTAGGTAATGCGTTACCTCTTAAAGGTCTATCTTGACTTTTAACAGATAGAACGGATCGCCTTTGACTTTATCAATGCCAATGTTCTTCAC